CTACAGGATTATTTGCAGCCAAGTATCCTGGCTCCTGGGGCAATAGCCTTAAGGTCAGCATGGCTGATGCAAATTCTTTTGCAAGCTGGACCTATGCTGCTCAGTTTAATGGCAACCCAGGAACAAGCGATTATGCTAGCGCACGATCTGGTGTAAATGACGGTCTACATGTAATTGTTATCGACGAAGATGGTTTATTTTCGGGCACACCCGGAACAGTTTTAGAAAAATTTGCATTCCTTAGTAAAGCCAGCGACGGTAAACGAACCGACGGAAGCTCGGCCTACTATGTGGACGTGCTAAGAGATCAGAGTGCCTATGTCTGGTCCATTGCTCATCCTGCAGTAGACAACCTTGCTCCCGGTGCAAATACAGCCTGGGGCAGTGCAGCAGCCGGTGTTACCTTCGGCAACCTTATTACAGCAGTTACATCGAGCTTTGTTGGTGGCGTATTAGGTACTCCAACCGACGGCGATGTTACTCAGGCCTACGACGAGTTCAAGCAGGACGGTCTGTATGACCTTAGTTTGGTTCCTGTTGGTAGTTATGGTGCCAACGTAGTAAGCTATGTAGTAAACAACATCTGCGAAGTACGTAAAGATTGCGTGGCTTTCTTTAGCCCGCCATTATCAAACGTTCTAAACAAAGCATCAACTACTCTGGCAACAACAGCAGTTACTGGATACAGAGATGCAGTCAACCTGAATACCAGCTATGCTGTCATGGACAGTGGTTGGAAATATCAGTATGATCGCTACAATGATGTGTATCGTTGGGTGCCCTTAAACGGCGATATTGCTGGTCTTTGTGCTCGTACAGATTTTGTTGCCGATCCCTGGTATAGTCCTGCAGGTTATACACGTGGTGTTATTAAGAATGTCGTCAAGCTGGCGTTTAGCCCAACACAGACCGACCGCGATAATCTCTACAAGAAGGGCGTAAACCCAGTTGTTAGCTTCCCTGGACAGGGTACAATTCTGTTCGGCGATAAGACACAGCTTACCAAGCCAAGCGCATTTGATCGCATCAATGTTCGCAGACTCTTTATTGTCCTTGAAAAAGCTATTGCAACTGCTGCCAAATATCAGTTGTTTGAGTTTAATGATGCATTTACTCGCGCACAGTTCCGCAACCTAGTAGAGCCGTTCTTGCGTGATGTACAGGGTCGTAGAGGTATCACTGACTTCAAGGTAGTTTGTGATGAATCTAACAACACAGGTGAAGTAATTGATAGAAATGAGTTCATAGCTGATATATTCATTAAACCTGCTCGTTCTATTAATTTCATACAGCTGAACTTTATTGCTACACGTACTGGTATAGCATTTGAAGAAGTTGGCGCCTAAGGAGATATAGATGTCGACCGTATTTAACGTAGATAGATTCAAGGCAGCACTAACAAACGGCGGGGTTCGTCCCAACCAGTTTGCTGTGTTCCTTAGTTTTCCGACTTATGTCGGAGCACAGGCCGTAGCAGTTGCTCGTGCTCCGTTCCTGGTCACAGGCGCAGAATTGCCTGGCCAGGACATTGGTCCAGCTACTGTATTTTATCGTGGACGCGAAGTTAAATTCGCTGGCGATAGAATCTTTGCACCCTGGACCATAACTGTTCTGAATGACTCGGATATGAGCATTCGCACTGCCATGGAGCAGTGGATGAACGGCATGGAAGACCTAGTGAACAAGACCGGCAGACTCAACCCATCAACCTATCAGCGAGATCTAGAAGTATTCCAGCTTGATAGGAATGGAGCAGTCCTAAAAGGCTACAAGCTAGTTAGTGCGTTCCCCAGTAACATTGCACCAGTTCCTCTGGACTTTGGTGCCAATGATCAGATTAGTAACTTTACTGTAACCTGGCAATATCAGCATTTTACAGTCACAACAGCAAGCGCACAGCAAGTTCTTGACGTTACTAGTGTTTTTAGTGGTATCCTCTAAATTATAATCTAAAACATGGCTATATCATTATTTGGTTTTACCATATCGCGTGGCACTCCGGAGAACACGACGGACAGAGCTCAGAGCTTTGTTACGCCGACTCCGGATGACGGCGCCAGTACCGTACAGGCTGGCGGCTATTTCGGCACCTATGTTGATCTAGATGCTACTGCAAAATCCGAATCCGAGCTTATTACACGATATCGTGAAGCCAGCATGTATCCGGACTGCAGTAGTGCTATTGACGAAATTGTTAGTGAAGCCATAGCAGCTGTTGACGATGAAAATCCCGTGGACATCAATTTAGACGAAGTAGATCTTGACGAAAAAATCAAGAAGACTATTACCAATGAATTCAAACAGGTCCTTAGGCTATTGGAGTTTAATGGCAAAGGATTTGATATTTTTAGGCGCTGGTATATAGACGGACGTTTATACTTCCAGAAAGTTATTGATGTAAAAAATCCTAAACGTGGAGTCATAGAGCTCAGGCAAATCGACCCACGTAAGATTCGCAAGGTACGAAATGTAAGCAAAGAAAAACTTCAGAATGGTGTTGAAGTAATCAAAAGCATCGAAGAGTTTTTCATTTACAACGAAAAAGGCATTCAGTATAACGTAAACTTTACACCTAACCCTTCGGCTACTAATCAGGGCATCAAGATTGCTCCCGACAGTATTACCTATGTACCCAGTGGAATATTGGATCTAGAAAAGAACGTTGTACTTAGCTATTTGCACAAGGCCATAAAGCCCGTAAACCAGTTAAAAATGATGGAAGATGCCTTAGTCATCTATAGACTAAGTCGTGCTCCAGAACGTCGTATATTTTATATTGATGTGGGTAATTTGCCCAAGATCAAGGCCGAGCAATACATGAAGGATATCATGGCTCGGTATCGTAATAAAATTATCTATGACTCTAGCACCGGTGAGATCAAAGACGATCGTAAGGTCATGAGCATGCTTGAAGATTTTTGGTTGCCCCGTAGAGATGGTGGCAAGGGCACAGAAATTTCGACCCTGCCCGGTGGTGAAAATCTAGGACAAATTGACGACATCAATTATTTTCAGAATAAATTATACCAGGCTCTTAATGTTCCCATAAGTCGCATGACTCAGCAGACGGGGTTGAATTTTGGTCGAGTAGCCGAGGTAACCCGAGACGAATTAAAGTTTGCTAAATTTGTTAGCAGGCTGCGTAAAAAGTTTAATGATTTATTTAATGATGTTTTAAGAACACAATTAATTCTTAAAGGCATAATTACACAGGCTGATTGGGAATTGTTGCAGGAAAGAATTCAATATCAGTATGCGCAGGATCAGTATTTCCAGGAACTCAAAGAGGCTGAGACTATGCGTAATCGCATAGACCTACTTAATCAGGTACAGCCCTATGTTGGATTTTACTTTAGTAAAAAGTATGTACAGAGAAACATACTTAGGCTGAGCGATGAAGATATTGAGGACATGGATGAAGAAATTGGCGAAGAGCCTCAGGCAGCAATGCCAGCCGACGGCGCCCCAGTTCCTTCAGCTACAGCAGTGCAGGCAACCAGTGCTGAAAACCGTCCTGGTAGCCCAATAAATACTCAGAATGAATCAATCGCGGAGAATGTAAAATGGATTTCAGCCAAGTAATTGATAGTATGGTGACAGATATCATGAACAACAGCAGCAGTGAAGCACGCGATAAGTTTGCCGATGTAATGTCTGCTAAACTTACTGATGCTCTTGATGCCAAGAAAATGGAATTACAACAAACACTTTATAGAAGTGAGCCCGTAGAAACTGAACCGGAGTCCACAGAAAATGTTTCAGCTTAGAGAGTTTAGACAACAGCAAATAGAACAAGAACTCGAAGGATTGGACGAGCTTCTAGAAAAGCTCAAGCCTTCGGATCCTACAGGCAAGTATATTAGTGATTTCGTTCATAGCGATAATCCTAAGTTTGCTGGCAAAAGCAAAAAGGAACGTATTCGCATGGCGCTGGGTGCCAAGTATGGTGCCATGCGTAAGATGAAAGAAGAAGTAGAACAGGCTAATGAAGCGATGAGCCATCAGGCCAAGACTACCCTAAAGCACATCAAGCCAGGAACTTTAAGACAAAATTATGGTGATAAGAAAGATGCTGCTAATATTAAACCTGGAATCGCAGGAGTATCTGATAGATTAGCCATGCTGGCTAGAGCCAAAAAAGAAGGCCGTCTTAAAGACTAAGGATAGAAAATGCCTACGCACATACTTAAAAAGGTCAGACAGCAGGCTGTAGTACAATATGTTGGTTCGGGCAGTACCACCATAGACCTGGCTAGCCTGGCCCTGCCCGACGAAACCTTCGACAGAGCTAATTCCAAGGTTACCCTGGCGCATGTATACTTTCATTTTGCTTCTAACGGAACCATTGCCAGAGCCAGTGGAAATACCATACTAGAATTTGCTGCAGGTGCCATGGACAATTGGGATTTTTCAGGACAGGGTGGTTTTGTTCTTAATCAGGATGCTAATGCCAACGTGGTTATAAACATGGGTGCCAGTGCTGGTACTGTCATATGTACTTTACATAAGTCAGCAGGTTATGCCGAACCCGACAACCAATCATACACACTAGCCAATAAGTGGTAAGCCATGAAACTAATTAGAGAAAGCACACAGGATCTGCAGTATATTACCGAAGATGCCAAAAGTGGTTCGGGCAAGAATTACTACATCGAAGGTATCTTCATGCAATCCGATCAGCAGAACCGTAATGGACGTATCTACCCGCTTACGGTTATGGAAAAAGAATTAGGTCGTTATCAGCAAATGATTGCTGAAAAACGTAGCCTAGGCGAGCTTGGACACCCCGATAATCCAAGTATTAATTTAAATCAAGTAAGTCATTTG